TTTTTTTTGGCTTCTTCAATTACATCCTGGGGAAAGGCCCGGTCGAATTGGACAGAAACCCAGTTTTTAAAACGTTCGTCGCCGGAAGACCATAATAAATGAAGAATATTATACATACGTTTTAACTCGGGGTTTGCAGTATAGGGGGTTTGCGGTTCTTTTACGAACGGGGTTGGTGTAGATACATCATATTCTTCTATAAGATTGCTAATAGTATCTAAGATGGTCTGCTCTCCAAAGCGGGCTATTTGATTTTTAAGGGCATCTTTGAGAGGAATAAACATTTCACCCTGGCCGGTTTTAAGCCAAGATACTGAAACACCAAATTTTAATGATATAAGACTAATTAGCATTTCCGAAGGAGTTCCGGTTTTGTTTTCAATATGTCCTATATGACTCCTGTTAACTTTCAATTCTTCAGCGAAACCGGCTTGAGTTAACCCTAAGTATTTTCTAAGCCGGAGAATTCTTTCTCCTATAAACAAAAAATCACCTCAAAAATATTTTAAAAAATTGCTACTATATCACAAAAATATATTGACAAGGTACTGAGTAGCATTTTATAATCTATATGATAGTTTAACCAGAATTAATCATTATTTTCATTCACCCTATATTTAAAGGAGGTACGATACCTATGACTAAAAAAACCGTAAAGGCTATAACACAAAGGGAGATTAGAGCAGAACTGATTAGATTGGGCGTCAAAGTAGGCGAGATAGCACAGCGAGCCGGAGTAACCTCTAGCGCAGTTAGCCAGACTATTTCGCAATACGGTAGATACAAAGGTTACCGCATAAGGCCTTATATCGCCCAGGCTCTTAATAAAAATGAATGCGATATATGGCCAGACAATAACAAAAACAAAATTGCATAAAACTATTTTCTACACCTTTCCCCTTTGCTTTTATGGCTAATATATTTTAGGCAAGTATAACAAAAGGCAGGGAGGGATGTAAAGAAAAATAGGATATTTATCGTGAGAAATTATATTAAGGAGGGGTTTTATTATGGAAAATGCACTGGAGAAGGTTTTTGAGGGGCAGAGGGTGCGGTTTATACCAAAGGATGAAGAGGTGTTGGTGCCATTGCCGGATATCGCTATGGCGCTAGATTACAAAAAGGAAGCGCTTTGGCGGATAGTTGACCGGAGTAAGGATGTTTTTGATAGCTTCATTGTCATAATGACAATACAGGTCGGCGACCAGGGTTATGAGACGATTTGCCTCAATCGTGACGGTGTGGTCGGGCTTCTAATGAAGCTATCCACGGGGCGGATCAAGAACCCGGCAAAAAAGAAAATAATCGTTAATTTCCAAAAATGGGCGATTAGGACGATCAGTGAGATAGTACAGGGGATTCTCCACGCGCAGAATGTGGAGCGGGGTGAAATGGTCTCAATAGGCTACCTTTCTTCGGTTGTACAATCATTGCGCCAAGAGATTAATCGTTTATCGGATATTGTTACTGCAGCAAGTATTCCTTCCGGTATTCCTTCCGGGCCCCATGTCATTTATTTACCACGTCCGTACAGACGGCATAGCTTTGATGATGAAGCACTGGCTTTTTTACACGAGCTTTTTAATCGGAAACCAAGAGCCAGGATAGCAGAATTAGAGCGACAGTTGCGCAGGGAATCGGTAAAGGAATGCTGGAAGGTGGGCAGCCGGGCCAGTGTATATCGAGCTGTTGAGTCTTTCAGAGAAAAAGAAATTTGTGTTGTTTAAATTATTTTACAATGAGAATTTTGGTTACGGTAGTTTAAAAAAGGTAGGTAAATAGGTTGGCGAAGAAGATTTATTGAGAGTTATTGGGGGGTAGGCGATGTATAAACAAAAAAGATCAAAAGGTCAGTTGTTGGCGGCTCTCGGGTTGGCCGAAGAATATGATTTTGAAAAACCTATCATTAAAAAAGTAACGAAAACCCGGCCCGGGCCGAATAAGTACAGTTTTTGGACCAAGGAACAGGAAGCGCTTTTAAAAATACAGTATGGTAAGTTATCACGCAAAGAGTTGGCGCGGTTGCTGGGTAAGACAATACACGCAATATCCCATAAGGCTAAGGAATTAGGACTCCGGCGAAAGAAAGAACCAATGTGGTCAGAGGAAGAGATAGACTTTCTTGATGAATATTGGGGCCTTCATACCCTGCCGACATTGGCGAGGAAATTAAACCGCACAGAGACAGCGATTATAGTCAAAGCTAAAAGACTTGGCCTGGGACCGACTAAACTCAACACAGAATATATGAACGCAATGGAATTGTCTGGTGCTTTAGGCGTAACTATGCAAACTATAACAGATCGCTGGATACCAAAGTATGGCCTGAAAGCCCGCCGGAAAGTAACGTTTAGAACTTTTAAATTCTGGCGGATCAAGATAGAAGATTTTTGGGCCTGGGCTGAATACAACCAGGACAAGTTTAATAGCCTCCGCTTTGAAAAAGGGTCATTGGGTGAAGAACCCGGATGGATGCAGTTGAAAAGAAAGAGCGATCAATGTATTCCAGCCAGAAGGCATTATAAATGGAAGCCCGATGAAGATAAGAGACTTATTAATCTGTTTAAGTCGGGCAAATCGTACAAGGAATGCGGCCATCATCTTGCTCGAAGTGATCATGCCGTGAGTCAAAGACTAAGACGGATAGGGTGGAAAAATGTCTGGGAAGTGAAATAGCAGATCGATCAGACAAAAAAAGAGTTGATTAAGAAAGAAAAAGAAATCCGGAGATTTTTAGAGAGATTTGAAGGGTAAAGTAATAATGGAAGTGTGGTTAACTACCAGGGAAGCAGCAGAATTGGTTGGTATATCGCGGCAAGCAGTACTTAAAAATATTTCTGCCGGCAAATGGATTAGCCGGCAGGAAAAACTGGTTGCCGGTGGTGGCCGAGAAGGTGCGGGATACCTAGTGGCACTTTCTTCTTTACCTGTTCTGGCCCGGCAAAAATATTACCGGCGGTACGGCGCGCCGGTGGAATCTGAACAAAGAACCGCGGTAGAACCGTCTTATGTTCTTCGGGATATACAAGTTACAGCAGAGGTTAGTAAGGTTTTTGACAGCCGGTTTAATTTGGCTGAAGTTAAGGCATTGGTCGGTGAAAAAAAGTTTAATAAACTTATGGATGGAGCAGAGTGTAAGGCGAATGCAGTTACGGAAGCATTAGGCATACAACAGGAAGATAAACAGAAAACGAGACTAATGGAAGAGGTTGCCAGGAAATATGGAACGGATTTAACCACACTTTATAGATGGATTGATAAATATCAAATAGGCGGGACGGTGGCATTGATGAGGAAATTACCCAGGCTGGGGGTGGGTACGGTCCGCCGGGCCATAGATGACGAAGAGACAAAATATGGGCGCAGGGAATATTTACAGTTGACTCGTCCAAAGGCGGCGCAAGTGTACAAGAAGCTTAAGAAGTGGCGTGAAAAACAAGGGTTGCCATATTGTTCCCGGGCTACTTTCTATCGTTTTATCGATGACATGGAGAAATATGAGCCGGATTTGGTTTGTTTGGCCCGCGAAGGCGAAGAGGAATATATGAAAAAGTTTGCAATTAAGGCCACACGCAAGGAGCCGGACTACGTAAATGCAGTTTGGGAGGGAGACCATCATAAGATAGATGCATTTATAAAGTATAAGGGCCGGCCGGTGCGTCCATGGCTGACTATCTGGATGGACGTATGTTCACGGGCGATTGTTGGTTATACGGTTAGTGTGCAGGCTAACGGACAGACGATTGCCTTGGCTACCAGGTACGGTATTTTGCCAAAGGAGCGTACTGGTTGGGACGGGCCTGATTCTATGGCAATGGTCGCCGCGTTAAAGGGGCTAGGCTGGGAACCTGAGGAATTGCGGGAAGGTGCCGGCGAGTCCATTCCTTTTGTCGGTTTACCGGAAACTTTGTACATTGACAACGGAGAAGATTACAAATCAAAGCTTAAGCAAGGCAAAAAACATGAAGGCTGGGAGTATAGCCGGGAAATGCGCAACGTCTGTGAGCTTTTAAACATTAAGTCTTTGTTTTGCACGAAATATAGTCCCTGGGCCAAAGGACATTGTGAAAGATGGTTCGGGACATTTACCAGCCAGTTTACGCGGTATATACCCGGATATTGCGGAAATAACGAAAATAACCGCCCTCCGGACCTAGATGAAAGGGCTTTGGCGGAGACCGGCATGCTTTTAAACCTGGAAGAGATGTGTAAACTAATTGAAATGTATTTATGGGAATATCATAACGCGGAGCATTCTACCTTGGGAATGACACCGTTGGAGAAGTATATTTCTACCCCGAAGATTCGAGACGAAATGCCTAATTCACGGGCATTTGATATCTGCCTAATGGACGTGGAGAGGGCAAAGGTGACTTCCAGTGGTATACAAAGGTTTGGAACGGCAGGCGGGGCGCGCTGGTATAAGAGCGATATCCTGGATCCCCTGGCCGGGCAATGGGTGGTTATTCGCTATGATCCCAATCGAATTGGAGAGATTTTAGTGTTTTCCGTAAAAACAGGCGACTATATTTGTACGGCAACAAACAGGGAATTGCTGGCCTGGGGAGCAAGCAAGAAAGATTTAGATCAGTTCTGCCGGCGCCGGGCGGCGCGCAAGAGGGAGATAAAGGAGCGGCTAAAAGAAATCAGAAACGATTTGCCCGAGATGGTGGAACAAAGAGAATCTGCCGGGCCGGTCATGCTTACAGGCACGAATATTGATGGGAAGACGGATGTAACGATGATCACCGGCATGGAAAAGGCGGCCAAGGCTAGGCAAAAAGGAAGCCATCCGGAAAAACCAAAGAATGGTCCGGCTGCTGTCCGGAATAGGTTTGATGAGTACATCCGGAGCGTAGGAAGGAAGTAAGTAAATTTATAAATAAGGAAAAATAAGGAAAAAGGGGGATATAAAATGGCCGAAGTACTGGAAATGGGCGAGGGCAAGATGGGGCCAGGATCGGGATGGTCTAAAGAAAGACAACTTTTATGGAAACTGCTATATGAGGAAGGAGCCAAACAGGATGATGTAGCGAAATCAATAAACAAATCCCGGACTGCTGTGTCGTTGTACGCGCGTGGGGTGAGCCCGGATCGGGCTGAATTCCGGGCGAAGGTGCGGGAGTACCTTAAAAGTATCAAATATTGGCAAGAGGATGTAAAGGAGGTCGAGGATCAGCAGGGTGATTTTGTTGTAGATCCGGCAGAGATTGGTTTTATTGAGACGGATGATTACCGGCGGGTTACCGGGGTATGCGAAATGAGCTCTCATCATAGGGAGTTTGGGATTGTGATTGGTGCCCCAGGGACGGGTAAAACATGCAGCATGGAGAAATACTTGGAAAACAACCCGAAATCGGTATTAGTGACTTGCGACGAGATGAGCACAATCAAAAGTGTGCTGATTGATACGGCGGATGCGATCGGGGTACCGGCATGGGGAAGCGCCGCCACCATTGCCAGGAGAATTATCCGGGAACTAAGGAACCGGCCGCGCCTTTTGATTTTCGATGAAGCAGATATGCTGAAAAGAACTAGCCTTTTGGAAGCGCTGCGAGGCATTTACGACAAGGCCCGGACGGTAGGCGTGGTGCTTTGCGGTAACCAGACCCTAGCCCAGCGTATTATGGAGATTGCGGAAGATCGGCCGGAACTGGCCCGGATTAGGGACCGGGTGGGGATATACGTGAGATTGCAGGGACTTTCGGCGGAGGAAGCAGAGCAATTTCTGGCGCGGGTAAATCTGACGTCTGAAGCAAAGAAGATACTAATTGAAGTAGGGAAAAAAAGAGGAATAAGACGGCTGGCGAAGGCCGTGGGCAGGCTCTTGGAAATAACAAATGGCGAAATCATTAATGAGGACCTGGTCACTGAGCTTGATCATATTCTATTGAGTTTTAATGAATGAAAAGGGAGGGTGAAATAGTGAATGAATTAAAAAAGTGTGTGATATGTGATCAAGAGATATATGGGAAAGTTATTTATTGTTTTCACTGCTGGGAGCAAGTAAATAAAAGGATTAGTGATATAACGGCGCCATATTCTAAGTTTCAAAAAAATATCGGTTTCCTTACGAGACGGGAAGCGATTCTGATGCGTATGAGAACGGACTGAAGGAGGTGGAAGTTGTGGCTGGGATAGATTTTTTTGAATCGCACGATTTTGTTTGGTGCGACCAATACGGGGACAAATTTTTTGTAAGTGACGGTCTTTCCAAAGGGAAGCAATGGGGTACGTTTAGGAGAAGGAAAAAGAAAGAACGGACGGTGGCAGGAGGAGTGTATGTTGGAAGTTTGCAAAGGATATGCTCTCCGGCCTTAACGATGGCGGATACAAAAGCAGAAGCCACAAAAAAGCTGAACCGGTGGGCGATGGGGAAGCGTTATCGATTGATATGTGTGCTCGGTGAACACATACCATGCCCATTAAATTCCGAATTATGCTGCAGGTACTGTAGCGAAGGGGGATGTTGCCGGAGCGCTTGTGCACAGCTTTTGCCTTGTACTTATGATGGATTAGATTAAATTAAAGGGAGAGAGGTAAAAAGAATGATGATCGTTATTGATCCGGGACATGGGGGTAGGGACCCGGGGGCGTGCGGGAATGGACTGAAGGAAAAGGATATTACGCTTATGATTGGCCAGTTAGTGCGAGCCGAATTAGAGGATTACCAGGTTGATGTGTTAATGACTAGAAGTGAGGATATTTACGTTACTTTAGAGGAGCGTGTCCGGATAGCAAACGAGAAGAAGGCAGATTTTTTTCTTTCGCTGCATGTCAACGCCGGGGGCGGGACGGGAATCGAGAGCTACTGCGATGTAAATGCCATGGCAAGAACAATAAGGTATCAGAGGACCATCCATGATGCGATTAAAATGTTTGTGTCGCCGTTGCCTGATCGGGGAAGGAAAATAGCCCTTAATCCGCGGTTTTATGTTTTACGGTACACAAATATGCCGGCTATATTGCTGGAATGTATGTTTATTGATAACCAATCGGATGCCTTATGTTTGGCCAGTAAGGTGTATTTAGGTGGCCTGGCCAAAGCGATTACCGCGGGAATAGTAGGGGCGCTGGAAATTCAAAAGGTCGAGCCCCGGGTTGATCCGAAGACGGTATGGGATCCTCAGGGCGAAATAAACAGCCTGAAAGAGCGGGGAATTATCATGGAGGACAAGAAAGCAACTACCCCAGTCTCTTGGGGAGAATTTGCAACGGTGCTAAATAGGATTATGGGTAAGGAGGAGTGCAAGTGCAGGCCGTAAGTTTTATTGAAATTGAAATAAATTTGAAGGCATTGGAGGCGGCACAACAGAAGCTGGATTATGCTGATGATGGTGATTTAATTGATGCGGCGGTGTTTGAAATTGAGGCAGCCAGGAAAAGGTTGAATTATTTATTTAGGATGGCCAAGAAGGAGGCAACACGATGACGTATTTAGGGTTAGAAATTCCTTACTATTGGACCCGGGCCATGGAACATTATTTCGGGTTGTGCCAATGTTTTATGCGGTATCAAAGCATAATGTACAGAACATGGAGAATGGCGGAGGAAGAAATAAAAAAGACCGTGTAAGGCGGAAAACTATAGTTTAAACGAAAATTAAAAATATATTAAGGAAGGTGATTGATAATGGATCAGATTAAACACAAGGTGATCAATAAAAGCGGCGGTTTAACCATACCTGCGGATATTCGGAGGGAATACGGTTTCCTGGGCGGAGAAGCAGTGGATATCACTGTATACGAAGGGCAGCTCTTAATAGAACCGCATACACCGCGCTGCATTTTCTGCCGGGGCGTGGATGATGTCGGCAAATACAGGGGGAGGTGCGTTTGCCAGTTATGTGTGGCTGACATGGTAAGGGAGGTGGGAACTAATGGAGAATATTAAAACTAAGGTGGATAACATTAAAACTAAGGAAGATGAAGCTAAGACCAAGGTGGATGAGTACGTAAAATGGGAAAATCTCTTAAATGAAGCGAAAAAAGAAATTGAAAAACTGAAGGCCGATTTCCAAAAACGGGGACTGGAATTAATGGAGAATAAAAAAGTCAAACAAGTGGAGTTTTGGGGGAGCGAAAACAGTAAAGTAGTGGTAACAGTCACCGAGACATTGAAGCTAGTTTCGTATAATTTCCTGCTGAAGGTTATCGGTGAAACGCTGCTGAAGGATTTTGTAAAAGAGGAAGTGCAATACAAGCTAACCGAGCCCTTTAAACGCTTGCTGATAGCTGTGTTCCAAGGTACTTATATCGATCAGCCGGTATGGGAAATAATTGATCAACTGACTGATGACGAAAAGATCCGGGCAACCTTGAAAAAGAAACTGAAGGGCAACTGGGCTAAAGATATGAAATCCCTGCAGATCATTGCCGGCCTGAGCCGGGAAGACGCAGAGCACTATGCCTATTTCATTGCCGAAGCGAGGAACTACGAAAAGATCATACATCTTTTGCGGGCTGCCGGATACGAAAGTGACCATGATGTTATCCAGGATGCATTAGAAAATCTGTGTCACGCGGTGGTAGTTGAGGAAGGCGTCAAAGTCGGGGTTGAAAACGATGGAGCGGCATGAAAAGGAAAACTGCAGGAGAAGAAAGGGGTATAAAAAATTTTAATAAGAGGCTGCTTTACCTGTAGGTGGGCGATTGGTGATTTAAATGAAGAAATCATTCAGAAATGCATTATATGCAAAGACAATATTGAAAAGCCGTGTTGGGAAAAGAGAACCAAAATTAAAGAGCAGGATTTTGATTTTATCAGCGATCACACCCACGATTATATCGATGAGGAGGAATAGATGTGAGAAGGATAAAACGGCGGACAACCCTCGGGGAACTGGCTGCTCTGGCATTTATTAGTTTTGTTGCCGGGTACCTGGTGGCGGCGGTTGTGGTGGCCAGATGGTGGGGGTAGTGAGACAAAAGGTTACTTAATGGCAGGAGGGGGAACATGATAGAAGAAGGAGTAATAAACGATTGGTATGAAGAGATGCAAGGAGGCATTGAAGAAGAGATTCTCAACTGTGGGTATACATATCGGGATATAGAAAACGCGAAAGATGCGCTTATCGCACTCACCTCAGCAATACAGGAGGAGGCACAGAAATCATTGTCCCATTTTAAAAAAAGTAAGTTGGCGCCACTATTTTATCTTGTCGGCAAGCTGGATGGCAGCAAAGAAGGCTTTCAAAGGGCGATTGGCTTAGTGAGGATGTATAAGGCAATCAAGCCTATGACTGAAAAGATTTCCCGAGAAACCCTTTAGGAGTTTTTAGCCAAACCAAAGGAGGTTGAGAACTGTGATTAAAAAGGTAGATAAAAAATGTTTTAATAAAGCTTGTCATTCTCTTTGTTTTACATGCGAGAACGGTTATGCCGGCAAATGCTCATTCATAGATGTAGAGCCGGCTACAGACGAAATTATTGCTGCGGAAATAGAACGCATTGGAATTGTGGCTTTGTGCTGGAAACCAAGCAACCATAGAGAAGAGAAACGCGGCAGGAAAATCAACTGTTTATTTAAAGTAATAGAATGCCCCGATTATATCGTATGAAATACAAAGAAGAAGAGAAGATCTTGGTAGAGTATTTAAAAGAAAAGCTTAAATCCCGGGGGGTACTAATATTCCCCCGGGACTGGCACCTTAGGAATTTGGCGGTGGCCAGGACGATGTTGGAGGGGAATAATTCGCCATCAATACAAGAGTGGCAAAAGTGCATTGACTGGGCATTTGGCCATGAGTATTGGGGGGACAAGGTCGATCATCTGGCCCGGGTGTTTAGTTTGTGGCCGCGATATGTGATGCAGCACAAGAAACGCAAAGCAAAAACAAAAGAAGAGCAGGAGAATAAACAGAAAAAGGAAATAATAAAAAAGCTTTATTTAAGCTAGAGCAAAATGGGGGGTTGGCAAAAAGTAATGATTGTCAGTAATCACGCTAAGGAACGGTGGATAAAGCGGTTTAACCCCAAAGCAAAGAACGTGGTTGAAGAAATCATGAGGGCGAAAGACCAGGCAATAGAGATACTTAGCGTAGAAGAGTGCCCGGGTAAATATATGGAATATAGCGTGAAAGATAATATGCTTTTCGTAGTTGACCTAAATCAAGGGGTATTAGTAACGGTAGTAGATATAGTTTTTGGCTTCGGGGAAGAGATAGATAGGGAAATAGGCCGGCTGCAGACGGAAAAAATCTTAAGACTAAAAGAAGAAGTGGCAAACGAAGAAGATTTCTTCGCAGTTCAAATTAAAGGAATAGACGAAGAGATGGTAGTGCTAGAGGGTGAGATAGAGAAAGTTAGGGCGGAGCTTCTAGAGAGAGAAAACTTAAAAACCAAACTTAGGGAAGAAAAAAAAGAGTATATGAAAAAGCGAGATATAAAAAGAAAAGAGTATGAAAAAGAAGTAAATAAACTACGCTACTCGATCAATTACAGGCTGGAGATGCTTACTCAGAAAAAAGAAAAAACGAACGGAGAAGTAAAATTATGAGTGAAATTGCCTTGAGGGACGAAAGAAAATACGGGAAGACTAAAAATACAGCAGAGATTTACTGTGAACAGCAGGAAAAATTAGAGGAACTTTGGTTATATGTTTTAGAATTCATGGTTAGGGAAATACAGAATAATCCAAACCCAGGAGTATTAGCTGTGGCAAGGGCAATCATAAGGGCGAGAGAAAAGCTAAGATGCCAGAGACAAAAATAGAAACAATCACAAAAGCGCAAATGAGAAAAATGTGGGCCATGGCAAAAGAACTGGGGATGGATGGCGTTGATTTGCACGGGCTGGTTTTTAATTTAACAAGGAAAGAGCATATATCCCAGGTTACCAAAGCGCAGGCGATTATTGTAATTGATTATCTAGTTGACCGGAAAAAAGGAGATTACCGGCCGGAAATGGCATCGGCGCAGCAGATGTATAAGATTAGGAAGTTGGCAGGAGAGATGGGCTGGGAAGACTACCGGCTGAAGGGATTTATAAGGAAGTACGCCGGGGTGGAAAATGAGAGGTGGTTGGACGCCAGAAGGGCGTACAATATAATCGAGGGGCTGAAGAAAGTCAAAGAAAGGAGGACGAAGTATAAGGATGCCGATGTTTGAACAGCCTTATTATATAGCGCCTCATGCAGTAATACGTTTTCAAGAACGAGTAGCGGACGTGCCTACCAGGATAGTCCGCTTAACTATTCAAGCCGCATTACAGGGATACAAAAACCTTATTGGCTACCATATTTACGATCACCAAAAATGCTTAGTTTACAAAGCTCGCTATCAAGAGGTTGAGTATTATATCCCAGTCATGGTTGAAAAACACAAGACAGATGCCTGGAAGGTTGTGCCGACGATACTCTCCCCGAAAATGAGAATCTATAATAAAGACAAGAAAAGCTTCGCATGGGAAGGAGAACAAAATATGCGAATACTGACCCCAACGCAATTAATTAGAACCGCTGCGCTGACAACAGGTAAAGTCAAGCGAATTGATGGAAAAGTAATAACATACAAAGATATTGAAATCGTCCCTGTCCAGGATGAATTGTGCTGGCTTTGCGGCGGCGAGACAAATAACCAAGGCGTACCTGTCAAAAAGGCAATTAAGCCAACATTTACCAATATACCAATAGCAAGCGAATTGAAAAGCAAAACGTTATGTGCTGGTTGTGCATTTTGTTTGTCTTTTGTTTCGCTGCGCCATTATTCCATTGTTGCTACCGAAAAAAACCTGCAACATCCTTCCCGCGCTGAACTGCGGGGTATTCTTCTTGACCCACCAGACCCCCCATTTGTTATCTGTGTTGCCGTATCCGGGCAAAAATGGCTGCACATAAAAAGTCAGATAGCCTATACAAAAAATTATTTTCCCGTGCAGATGGAGGATACTACTGTTTATGTTGATCATGCGAAACTGAAAAGTCTTCTTGCACCAATCGAAGAACTTTATTCCGGAGGCTTTCGGAAAATGTCCGGCAGAAATTTTGAGGGCGAAATTGAAACGGGGCGATACGATAGCCATAAAATACTAGCATTTGGTATCGAAAGATGGCAAAAGCTGGAGGATAAAATTAACAATAAACGGGGCCAACGGGCATTTAACCTGGCTTTATTTATTGCCCAAAAAAAGGAGGAACAATCATGATATACGGCTTTGATACTAAAAACAGGGAGGCAGGACTAGCTGCTCTGCTGGTGTATGGCATGTATCGAAGTAAAGACCCGAAGCATAACAAGCCGGCCATGGATATGTGGAGCAAGACAATTCCCGGAGCAGTTTCAGGATGTGCCATGCGTGCGGTTGACCTTTGGGAATTCATTGAAAAGCTGAAAAACAAGAAATTCTTTGGCGAACCGAAGCCAAAATGGATGAAGGTTGGGGACAATCCCGTTATCAATATGTATGTCAATCACGAAACAGGAGAAATAATCCAAAAGGGAGAACAATGGCAAGTAGAAAAAAGGGAATTCTGGGTGGAAATACTGGACAGCGCTGATCATGAATCGGTATTATTTTTGTTGTCGAATCGAACCAGTTATATTATCGCACTTGTTCGGGACAGGCTTGAAAGAGAAAAACCCTACGAAATATTTATACAAAAAGAAAGTGAGGAAAACAAAAATGGAGAAGAGGAATAACCTTACGGTCGAAGGGATTATCACTTTATTATCGCCGCTAAGCCATATAGGGGAAACCAGGGGAACGGACAGCCTTTTAATTCGGGGAAACGTAGTCGACAACAATGGCAAGAAACATGAAGTTTTTCGATACAATGGAAATGCTTTTCGGGGAATGCTTCGCGATTGCGGCGCGCTATATCTTTTTGAAAAGCTTGGCGAACCAAAAATGCCGCTGGATACGCTTTACTTATTTGCTTCCGGAGGAACAATCATAGGCGAGCAGGCGGTTGACTTGGCCCGGGCAGAGCAGATACGAAAAACTTTTCAACTGCTGTCTATCTTTGGCGGCGGCGCAAAGTCACAGGTGCTGGAAGGGAAAATGTCTATTGGTTTTGGTGTCCCGCTGGTCAGGGAATGCCAGGAAATTCTACCCGAACGCTTTCGGAATATAGACGCTCCCCCCTGGCGGCTATGGACGGAAGAAAATTATTTTACCCGCACCGATGATGCCAAAAAAGAAATATTCAAGAAATATTTAGATAGTACATTGCCGGATCCCGAAGAAGAAAAAAAGGCTTTGCTGCCGGCCGAAGAGGAAATGGAGCAAGCAAAAGATGGAATGCGCTTCCATAAAGCATATATGGAAAAACGCAAGGAAAAAGAAAAAACAAAAGCAAAAACCGAGAAACAAGAACCGAAAGAAGTTGCTCAGCAAATGCGGGCAATGGTGGAAAGTTTATGCGCCGGCTCAAAATTATACCAGCGAATTGACTTATTCGACATGACCGACCTGGAATTGGGGGCTTTTGTTTCTTGTCTGGATTATTTTAGCCGAAAACCCTATATCGGAGGTAAGGCAAGCGTTGGATTTGGGCTTTGTAAAGTAAACTATGAATATTGGAATAACGGAAAATTGGAATGGTTTATGTCTATCAATGAAAAACAAATAGAAATGTGCAAGCTGGCGGAAGGCGCAAAACAGAAATATGACCGCTGGATACTGGATTTGTACGCGCAATATATAGCGGAAAATAAAATGCCAATGACGCAATTATTGGAGGGGAAGTAATGCAGAACTTAAAAATTAGCTGCAAAGTAAATGACATTGTATCTACTGACGGTCTTTTCCCTTTAGATTCGATTCTGGCTGCCGAATGGATGAGGCAAAATTATCCGGAAGAATATTATAATGATGGTGCAAAAGAGAATTTGATTGAACCGGAATTGCCGCTTGCTCAAATAGAAATAGCCGGGCATAAAGTCTGGGCGGCAAGCGTAGCGCAATATAAACTGCACGGAGAATATGTCCATTATTGGCACAAAAGACTTGATCAGTATTTGACCGGCAGGAATATAGATAAGCCCAAACGGATTAATGTATCCTCTGCCGAATACAAAAATTACCGGATGCCAATAAACATAATGCTGATTAATAACCTTACCTGGTTTTGTGTTGGCGAACCTGGAAAGATTAAGGATTTGCTATGGGGAATAAAATCACTGGGTAAAAAACGGTCGCAAGGATTTGGGATGGTAGAATTAGATCATATGGGCAAACCTGCATGGAATGTAGAGGAATGGCCGGAGGATTGGAGCGTTTATGGGCCCGGTGGCAAACTTATGCGGATTATTCCGTTTGATGACGAAATAAAAAAAGACATGGTAATAAGGCGCTGGGGAATAAAGCCACCATATTGGCTGAATGAAAATCAGGTAATAGCGGTAATTCCGGAGGTGGGGAATTGGTATGGATGAGATAGAAAGAGAAGAATATTTTTTACATGCCCGATTACCTGTTTTTCAAAGACGAGTAGAAGAAGCAAAAAAAA